CTCTGCTGGGTCGAATCCTGTCTGAAGATCATCGTAGAAATTATTATCCTGCTGTTTCTCCACCTTCTCCCCCTAATTGTGTTTGTGCTGCTGCCATTACCGCCTGACCAAATGTGGCTCTTTCATCCTCTGACCTTATCAGCTCTGCTGGGACGCTGAGTTTTTCCTGTGTGTACTTGGGTATGTCTTCTATTTTTGCAGAACCTGCTACTATTTCAGGCTGCAAAGTCTGCATGACGCCCCACCATACCTGAAAGTTCTGGAAGTCCTCCATATCCTCGGCTTTTGCCATGGGGGAGGTCATGTTGATAGTAACCTGCTTTCCATCAACCTTTATGTCTGGTATCTGGCCCAGTTCACCAAGAATGTCCACCTCTGCTGCAATAAGAGGCTCCACCAGCTCAGTCTTTAATCTACCGAATGATGCCCCTCTCTGCTTTAAAGCTTCCTGCATTCTCAACATTTGCTCTGTTGCAGACTTAACCGGGTCTGTTACTTCTCCCAGTGGGTTGGCGAACAAGGCCTCTCTGATGCTGGCTTGCTCATCTGCCAGAATAATCCCCCCTAAACCAAGATCCCCGGCCCTGTCAAGAGCTTTCAAGGTTGGGTTTGCTGTGGCGTTGCTGGATACTGGCAATATTGTGCCTGGTGCGATCCTTGCTGTATGTGGGTTAAATATCCCATCATCTACCCCGGTGTACATCCCCGCCATCTGAATGGCACCATTCTCCAAGATGAACTGCTTGACCTTGTTGCATGTCCTGATGGTTGAAAGCTTCTGCATGATAGGACCACGCCCAAATACCTCACCTGGGGTGACATGCCACCTGAAGACAATCAAACGCTGGCTCTTAAAGCTCTGAGTGAACAGAACAGAGTCAGACCCTTTATGGATTACGATCTGCCAGTATAGTCCATCCTTGGGATTAAACAGCATTCCATTAAGGATCTTGATCTTACTGAAAGGATTCTTCTTGATCATCTCTTCAAGCTGTTGAGGTAACACCGATTCAGGCCATGTCTCTTTAATATGTCTCGCCTCTACCTCTCGATTCCTCCACACGTTCTTAATTCTACCGCTGGCTGGCATTTCAGGGTTAAGCTCTGCCAATGGCACATTACTAAACTTGAATGTCTCCTGCCCGAACTCACCAGCCTCTATAAGTATTGCACCTGTGCCTACCCCAAGATCTGAAAACCCTGGAGTGATCTCTGTGCTAAAGTTTGAGTGGTGATGATGAGAAAACAGGGTCTTTGTGGTCTTTTCAAGCTCCTTGTCAACTCTGGTTTCGTCACCCTCTGGTATTTCGCTACCTGCTGCAAGCTTTGCCCACTCCATCCAGCTGGGAACCACTGACCCCTGTATCATATTGGCAAAGGTCACAAGGCCATCCACGGCAGTATCATCAAAGATATGCCTGTTCTTTCTCTGGCCTGGGCTCCATGTCCTGAATGTGTCCCTCTGTGGTGCTGCAAAGTCAAAGGCTTCCTGGTGCAATGACCTCCACAGCTCCCAGTTATCGCCTGCCTTGCTCGCTCTCTTGCACAGGTCCTTTAGGTTGCCTAACCCTGCCGGGATGGAATTGCCCATTATATACCCCCGCCCAGCTTAGCTGTGCCTCTTGGAGAAGTTTTAATCAATAGGGATCTCCCACCAGACCTGCCTGCTACAGCCTTACGCCTCTCAACTTCACTGGTAGCCTCTGCAAGCCTCTGTTTCTCCTGGGTCTCCTGCTCTCTGATCAATGCTTCCTGTTTCGCTCTCTCAACATTAGCCTTTTGTTCTGCATCCCTCTGGGCTTTTCTTTCTTTCCTCTTGCCATAGGGGGTAAGGCTTGATCCTGGAATATGCATAAAATCATCACTACCCATAATTATACCGCCTTTTTCCTCTCCCCAGAGGTTTTCAGCATAGAGGCCACGTTGACCTCTTTCTTTTTAACGCTTGCTTCACGGTTATCCTTCATCTTGTCCTTGCCCAGATACCCGTCTTTGTTCATCTCTTTCTTGATCATCTCAGCCATTCTTATTCCCCTTTGTTATGTATTTGTATAACTGCCATGGGGTGAAGACCCAAAAGTTCTTTATCCCCAGTATGCTCTTTACTACCTCAGTGCATGTAAAAAAACAAAGCCCCCATCTTGGTTTCCTGCTGATATATGACCTTACTGGAACTATCACTGCGTTCGCCCCTGCATACTGCCTGGGGTGTGGATAGTCATCAACTAGGGCCAGTTTGGTGCTTAAATGGGTCACTGCTGGGTTAATAATGTGCCAGAAATGCCCCCCATCGCTCTTGATCATAACATAACAATGGCTGATCGGTGTATAAAAAAAACGCATTGCCCAATGCTTGTACGTGGACTTGGTGAATATTACGAAACAATCTACCTTAATCTGGTTGATCTTCTCCATTAATCAAACACGTTGAAGTCCACAGCTGCTACTGGTGGCTGTGCTGTTGACACTCTCTTGGTTAGTGCGAGTCTATCATTCCATGCCTGGGCCATCTGCCTAAATGCATCTGCGTCATTGGATGACCAATCGTGTACAGGGATGTCTTTATAGCACTGGTGCTTCTCGTCATACTCCCTATGATAGCTTGCCAATGCACTAATGCCATCCTCACACCTTGTTTCATCGAACCAACACCTTGCAAAGAGTCTTCTTGTAACCTCTATGCTGTCGTTAAGGTCCGTGGTGCGCTCTACTACCCTAAAGTTAATACCCATCTCCCTGGCTGTGTCTATCCTCTTCTTGCCTGACAGTAGGGACCTGACATTAATATCATGTGGTGCATGGTGCTCACCGTAATTAATGCCAAAGTCACGCTTAAACTTGTTCACCACGTCAATGAAATGGCTCATGGGCTTGTTCTCTGCTGAGTAGTGATTGATTACCCTTATCTCCTTGCCTACTGCCTGTACAAACCATATTACCATTGCATTACCCTTTGAGATACCAAGATCCCAGAAGGTGTGTACATCTATGTGAGGCTCTACAGGAATAAAGCATATTCTCTTATCTGCCCTTGCTGCTGCGATCTCCTTGGCAAAATAGGCTCCAGGTATGGCTACATCAAAGGAACAGTAATACTCCTGTTGAATCATATCCTCTGACATCCCTGCTGCTCTGTCTTCCTGTATGGCCTCCTGTGTTATTATGGGTGTCCCATCTGGTCTGTGCGTATCATCTACTGTGAGGTGTGAATAAAACCATGTTGGATTCTTTCTTGCCATCTCTGACATCTTGTAACCGTGGTTCTTACCCCTGGCTGTGTAAATGAAAAGAGCCCACCCACCATTCTCAGCTAGGATAGGTCGTACAAAGTCCCATGCTTTAGGGTCACACAAGGACCATTCAGAAAATACCACCCCTCTGGGGTTTGCGCCCACCAGAGAATCATAATTATCAGAGCCACACAACTGCCATATACTACCGTTGACAAGTTCAAATTGCATCTCCTGTGATCTACTCGACTTCACTATTTCTTTGGGGAATGCCTGGTCTTTAACTCTTCGACCATTACGGTCAATCCCGTCCCATATTACTTTCCTGGCTTGTTTTTGGGTGGGAAGCATATGCCAGTATACCCCCACCGTTTCAATAGCCTCAGATGCTGTGTAGTTGATGGCAAAAGAGTCCTTTCCTGCTCTCCTGTGCCACACAGCAACACCACGCTTTCCACCATTATCAAAGTAATTCCAGATAGGCCTTTGGTGGTCCATGCAGTCCCAGTTATGTGGCATTTCAAGGTCTATGACTTTTCCTCCTTGTCATAGGTCTTCCTTATTACGTTCAGGTTCATGTCCCCTGATATCTCCTGCTTGTCTCTCCATCTGTCAGGGTGTCTATTCTTGAGCCAGAATATCATTGATGTTGCGTCAGGTGGGTAATGCTTCTCAAGGTCTATGGATTCCCATTTACCCTCTTCTCCATCTTGTCCCTGAATGTATTGTACTTTGGTCTCTGGGTGAGTGAAACCACATGCTCTCTCGTACAGTGATTTCTCTACTTTTCGGTCTGCTTCGTCCTTCCAATCCTTTAAGGACGCGAAAAACTTAGGATATTTCTTTTTCCAGTTAGTTAATGTGGATTGATCTACCCCTATACCGTCTGCAACCTGCTGATCAGTAAGCCCTAACAATACTAAGGACTTGATCTGCTTTTGTATCTGCTTGCTAAACTTGGTTGGTCTCCCTCCAGCCATGGTATCACCTCTTTTTAAGTTCCTCTACATATAAATCTGTTAATATAAGATACTTTTCCAGTAGGGCTTCATACTTGACCTTGTAATCTGTTACGGTATCAAAAGCTCGCGTAATCTTCTCGTTCTCAACATGTGGGTTGTAATCTTCGTCTTCCATTTCTCTCTCCCTTATTTGTGTATAGACAGGACTAAGGTT